TAGCTTATCATTTTTAAATTTTGTGGAGGAATTTAATTTTGATGTTTGCTATTTGGTTCATGATGATATGGTGATAGACATAGACAGAAAAGGATACGAAAAAATAAAAGATATAAAAGAATTGCATGATCCCTATTCTAAATTAAGCTTGCCTGTAGAAATTACTGTACTAAGTGCCTAAGTACTCTTATGAAAAACAAAAAATTAAAATCAGAATCTCATGGAACCCAACAACAAACTTGGGCCGGAGGCGCAGGCGCAGGAAGTAATTTTCAGCACGGAAAAGACTTAGGCACTCATACCCGCGGCAGTTTAGGGACACGAGGCGGCGATTCAAATTTTTCTAGGCGTACGCAACGAATTATGCCAATAGATTACTTGACGCAAGACATGCTGCCGAATCTGATAAAGACTGTGACGGCGAAGACTGGGCGACTGGATATTGTCCTGACGAAGAACTGGATGAAGATTACGTTGTTGAAAATTCAAAGTACTCCTTAGTCGAAGTAGTTGGACTTCTCGAGCAAGTTCTTGACATGGAACCTGATGACGACGGCCTGTTTTCTTTTACTGGTGAAATGTTTGACGTTACTGATATTACTACGACAAATAGAACAGCATCTTACTATGGTCTAGAGTTAGGTTTTGAAACTATAGAGTCTATAGCTAAATACATACCTGGTGTAAGTCAAGGGATAGATATTTCTTCGCTTATTTTTAACATGGTTACTCTTCACAGATCAGCATCAAAAATACTTGACTTAGATAAAAAGTTTGAGAAAGAACTCAAAACTCTGACATTTGAAAAGATGTTAGAAGATAGAGAGAAGTACATTAGACTTTTCATAGAGGGTATAAAAGAAGTCGAAGAGTTGCAGGCTGGTATGTATGATGACTTTGGAGATGGCTTTCAATCATTATTCTCCATTATACCGTATGAAGAAGCCCTCGCCGGCATGACTGGTGGTCCAGGATATATTGTTAAAATCTTAGATACTTTGCTAGAAGTAGGCTTTGGAGTAGCAATTGAGAAGGCAGTTAGATCATTTGTAGAGTCCTATGAAGTTAATTACGATGAAAAATCTGAATTAGATGACATCGTTATGGATCAAAAGAATTTTGAAGATTGGCTTCGTAGAAATGAAGATTCAACCACTAAAGGTATGAAAATGATGCTTGTAATGCTTAGACTCTTACAAGGACCTTTTCCGGCATTGCTAAATCCAGGAACTAGTGCAATTAGATCTTTTAGGGCTCTGTTCGTAGGTGCTAAAATCCAAAACAAACTCTTAAAACTTATCAAGCAGTTAAAGAATCCAGAATTGCTAGGACCTGATGCATCGACCGACAAAGAAGAATTTGATTCTAACGTAATGCCCGATGAAGAAAGTGAAGAGTTAGATCAATCGGATTCTTCTGGCCCTAGTGAATTTTTTAGAAAACTATTTTTCAAAGATTCCGGTGATCAGGGTATGTTTAGAGAAAGCTTAGTCAGCCAGTCGCTTCTCTATCTAATAGAAACTGTAGACTCTGAGTTGGATGAAGATATAGACTCAGAATTAGATGAAGATGACATGAATGAATTCTCGGGAGCAGGAGGCGCAGGTGGCGTTTCACTCCCACTAGGTATGTCTACAAAGGGACCGAAAGGAAATACTAGCGCAAATTCCGGTGGTGCAGCTTGGCCATACAGCAAGAAGCAACAAGCTGCATTCAAAAAGTATTCTAAGAAAAGCTTTGGCGGAAAGTAGTGGCTTACACACAAAAAGTAATAGATCATTTTGAAAATCCGCAGAATATGGGATCTTTAGATAGAAATGACAGTAGCGTCGGCACAGGCATGGTCGGCGCACCTGCTTGCGGCGATGTCATGAAGCTTCAAATAAAAATAAACGACGACGGCATCATTGAAGATGCTAGATTTAAAACATTTGGTTGTGGCTCTGCTATAGCATCAAGCTCTTTAATCACAACAATGATAAAAGGAATATCTATAGAAGCAGCTGAAAAAATATCAAATTCTGATGTTGCACGAGAGCTTTCTCTCCCGCCTGTAAAGATACATTGCTCTGTTTTGGCCGAAGATGCTATAAAAGCGGCAATAAGAGATTATAGAGAAAAAAATGACAGAGACTGATATTCAGAAGATCATAGATGAAGACATAAACCCGGGATTAGCTTCACACGGTGGCTTTATTACAATTCACAATTTTGACAAAGAGCTTAAAGCTCTAAAATTGACAATGGGTGGCGGCTGTCAAGGCTGTGCATCGTCAAAAATATCGATGGTTTTCGCAGTTGAAAGACATCTTAGAGAAGAATTTCCAGATTTAGAAACTATTGAAGACGTAACTGACCACAACGAAGGCGAAAATCCTTTTTACACACAATAGGTAAGTAAATGTCTATAACGATAACAGAATCTGCTAGAATAAAAATTATAAAAATAAAAATGAAAAGACAAACACCTGATGTTTATTTAAAAGTCTTCTTAAGAGGCGGCGGTTGCTCTGGGTTTATGTATGAATATGATTTTATTGAGCAGTCAACAGAAAATGATAAAGTATTTGAGTTCGAAGACTTGAAAGTTTGTATTGATAAAAAGTCTTACCTGTTTTTAAATGGAATGGAAATAGACTACAAAGAAGATTTATTTAATTCAGGAATTGTATTTAACAACCCAAACGCAAAACGATCCTGCGGTTGCGGCGAATCAGTTTCATTTTAATATAATTATTAAAAATAATGTTGTAAACAAACATCTCCTTTTGTATAATGCTTAAGCAATTAAACGTTGCATATTAAACGTTGCACATTAACACTTAAAGGAGATAAAAATGGCAATTGACTTCGACGCAATTAAACGTAAACTAGAGCGCCTTAGCGGCGCAAACAAGAACAGAAACTCAACTTGGAAACCGGTTGAAGGTGAGGAACATACGGTACGACTAATCTCGTTCCCAGATAACGACGGGCAGCCCTTTAAGGAGGTCCAGTGGTATTATAATATTCCAGGTTCTCGCGGAATGGTAGCACCTTTTCAGTTCGGTCAAAAAGACCCGGTTCAAGAATTGATTACAAAGCTACGTGAAGAAGGCTCTCCGGAGTCATACAGTATGGCAAAGAACCTTTATCCCAATATGCGAACCTATGCAGCTGTTATTGTTCGCGGTGAAGAAGACGAAGGTGTTAAGATCTGGGGCTTTGGAAAGACTGTTTATCAAAAGCTTCTTTCTCTTATGCTTGATGAAGACTACGGTGACATCACTGATCCTCTAGAAGGTCGTGATATCAAAGTTATCTGTACCAAGCCACCAGGTAAAAAGTATGCTATGACAGATGTTACGCCTCGAGGCAAGACTACTAAGCTCTCTACAGAGTCAAAAAAGTCAGCTGAATGGCTAGAAAACATTCCGAAAGTAGAAGATCTCTACACGCTTAAGACTTATGACGATATTTCTGGTATTCTTGAAAAATGGATTAACGGAGATGAAGAAACAGTTGCAAGTGAAGGAACAGAGCATCCTGTGACATCAACAAAGACAACTTCTGATACTACTACGACAAAGACTGAGAAGAGTGACAGTTTTGGTAGTCTCGATGATGCCTTTGCAGATTTGATGGATTAGTTTTAACAAACTAGTTCATTTTTGGCGGCACTTTGTGCCGCCATTTTTGTAATAGCAAGAAACTCAAGATAGTATTAAATATAAAATTCAAAAAGGATCATCATGCAAAAAGATAGTTTTACTAAAGACTTGATCAAATCATTAAACAAAGAGCACGGATCAAGAGTTGCTTACAATCTTTCTGAAGATGAAAGCCCTACGCATGTCAAGCGATGGATAAGCACAGGGTCACGCATGTTAGACTGGATTTGCGCAAATAGAAGCAATGGAGGTCTTCCAGAAGGCAGAATTGTTGAAATATTTGGGCCGCCTTCTATTGGAAAATCTCACATAGCTACTCAAATAGCACGTTCCACACAGGAAATGGGCGGAATTGTAGTGTATATCGATACTGAAAATGCTACATCAGTTGAAAATCTTCAGATGCTAGGTTGTGATGTAACTACACGATTTGTTTATGTTGATACTCATTGCACAGAAGAAGTATTATCAATTGCTGAAAAAACAATCCTCAAGGCAAAGGCACTAGACAAAGATGTTCCAGTTACTGTGATTTGGGATTCTGTTGCTGCTTCTTCTCCAAAGGCAGAGCTTCTTGGTGACTATGACAAAGAGTCAATAGGTCTTCAAGCTAGAGCAATTTCCAAGGGAATGAGAAAAATAACAGGCGTTATTGGTCAAACAAACAGTCTTTTTGTAATCTTAAATCAAGTTAGAACAAAAATCGGTGTAATGTATGGAGATCCAACCACCACACCTGGGGAAAAGCAATTCCTTTTCACTCTTCAATTAGAATTAGACTCGGCGCTGGCCAACAAATCAAAGAAGGTGATGACGTTATTGGCATCCAAGTATGGGCAAAGACTATTAAAAATAAAGTAGCACCGCCGTTTAGGAAGGTTGATTTTCAAATTCATTTTGGCAAAGGCATTGTAGAACACGAAGAGCTTTTTGATCT